GGCTTCGCTCGCTTGGCGCGATGTGGTGGGGTAGGGATTGTACGGATACGCAAAGTGGTTGGGTGTTAGATAGAAGAACGTGTTGGGAAGGGTGTTAGATAGAGGAACGTATTGGGAAAGGGTGAGAGATGCAGGAATTACAGGCACAAAAAAGCCGCCCCTAGGGGCGGCTTAGTTTAACTTAGTGGGTTTACTTGATTGAGTTAAGTTGCTCGAGTAGATCGCCGATTAGCTTTTCAATCGTCTTTTGCTTGAGTACTGTTAACTTGCTTGGCGGTATCGCCTTGAGTACTTCGCGGCCGGTGCTTACCTTCTCAATATAAGACTTAAGAGGCGTGGCGCTTGTATTGTTCGCGGCCGGTGCGCTTGCGGTAGTCGACTGATTAGTCGCGCCGCCAGTAGCGCGTTCTACTTTAGGCTCGCGCGCTTTGAGTAGTCGCGCAATGTCACCCATTCGAGCGCCGATCTTTTGCTGGATCGTTTTCTTAAGCGCTTTGGTCGCCTCATTCATCGACTTGGTATCGGCGACTAGCAACTTGCGCTCAGCCACTGTGAATGCCGCGACTACGGCCTTCTTAAGGTTACCGTAGTCAGTGCGATCTAATCCCTTTGCGGGGGCCTTGAAATCGACTGAGCGCATGCCGTCCGCGTAGAGCGCATCGAGAGGTTTAATGAGCGACTTCTCTTTTGACTCGATAGTCTTGGTTGCGGCAGTTACGTTAGCGAGTATTGCATTGGTAGTTTTTTGCATGGTATTGCTCCAGTCGGTTTATCTGGGCGATATTGCCCCCGACTTGGTAATCATTAGAACATGTTTCCCTATCGTTTGCAAGTGTTTTGTGGTGTTTAGTTATAGAATCTATAACTTTTTGGCGGGGCCTTTTTTGTGAGAACTGGCCTCTTGCCGCCCCACCCCTAGGGGCACCCCCGCGTGCTGCACGCTGGTACCATGTCGCGTATGTAATACTATTTCACATGAATGATTACGTTTAAAAACATGTTTTGGTAACTAACACTCGCCCGGGAACCCTTAAGTATACTTTTTCGACCCCCACCCCCTTCTTTCTACTATGCGGCTACTTCGCACCCCACCCCCCTCTATATAGGAAAGGCCCCCCATAGGAGTCCCAAGCCCTTGTTGCAAATAAATTTTTTGTATCCTATACTCCACCTCATCAGCTTAACCGCTTGCGAGACAATTCGATGACGACAGCTATCATTCCCGACTTTGGGGTTGATATACCGCCCGGCATTTCCTACTTAGACCTACGAGAGAGGGCTGAGGCGGCCTGCAATACCATAAAATTACTCGAAGAGCAGGGACTAGACACGACTCCAGACGAAATGGATAACACCGTGGCTAGCATACTGGCGACGACTTACGCAGAGGACCCCGATAAAACCTCTAAAAAAGTAAGTAACACTAAGCTAACTACTCTTACTCCCGCCTCCATAGTACAGACACAGTTAATACTCAAAGAATTTAGCCACTTGGTAGCCACAAACGCTGCCGAGATACGTAACCTCGTAACAAACAAGCTGGTACTGGAAACAGAAAACGCTGATCCTCGTATACGAATGCGGGCTTTGGAGCTACTGGGTAAGATTTCAGACGTTGGTCTCTTTGCAGAACGTAAAGAAGTTACTATTACCCACCAAAACACCACAGAACTCCAAGAAAAATTGCGAACTAAGCTTGAGAAGCTCAAAAACCTTAAGCAGAATGACGAGGGTGTGTACACAGTCGAAGCAGAAGTCGTAGAGGTCGAAGAGTAAATGGTGGACAACGTCGGTGCAGCCGAAGGCTTTGAAGGGTTTAGCCCAGAAGAAGTCCAGACCATGATCGACAACCTAGACGACTACACGCTAGAAGAACAGGTTGAGATAAACAACTTGCTGGAGGCGTTGGAAGAGCGGCAGGCCATAGAGAATGCGCACGCTGACCTAATAGAATTCTGCTGTTTAATGCAAGAAGACTACAAAGTAGGTAAACACCACAGAATACTAGCCAGCCTCCTTATGGAGATTGAAAAAGGTAAAACCGCAGACGGAGAGAACGGACGGGCAGTAGCCGTAGATGGAAAGGACCGGGTTTGTGTAAACATTCCCCCACGTCACGGCAAATCACAACTCGTCTCTATATACTTTCCGGCTTGGTACTTAGGGCGTAATCCAGATAAGAAGGTCATGATGGTGTCGCATACCACGGACCTCGCGGTGGACTTTGGTAGAAAGGTGCGTAACTTAATATCAACGCCTGAGTACCAGAAGATATTCCCGAACGTACAGCTTGCTAGCGACTCTAAGTCGGCGGGGCGGTGGAATACAAACAGAGGTGGGGAGTATTACGCGTGTGGTATTGGCTCAGCGCTTGCTGGTCGTGGTGCTCACTTGCTTCTTATTGACGACCCACATTCAGAGCAAGACGTGATTAACGGGAACTTCGATGTCTTTGATAAAGCGTACGAATGGTTTACCTACGGTGCGCGAACACGTCTTATGCCTCATGGGCGGGTAGCTATCATCCAGACTAGGTGGCACTTGGACGATCTGACTGGGCGCGTTACCCGAGATATGGCTCAGAACGAGCTGGCCGATAAGTATGAGGTAGTGGAGTTTCCGGCGATACTGGAGTTTGAGCAACCCGACGGGGCTATAAACGAGAAGCCGCTGTGGCCCGAGTTCTTTGATCTTGAGGCCCTACACCGTACGAAAGCCTCAATGCCGTTGTTCCAGTGGAACTCGCAGTATCAACAAAAACCGACTGCGGAAGAGGCAGCCCTTGTTAAGCGTGAGTGGTGGATGGAGTGGCCGCATGAAGACCCACCTAGCTGTGAGTACATAATCATGGCGCTTGACGCCGCAGCAGAAAAGCACAACCGAGCTGACTTTACGGCACTGACTACGTGGGGTGTGTTCTTTCACGAAGAAGAGAATTGTTACTGCATCATCCTGCTCAATGCTATTAAGGAACGGTTAGAGTTTCACGAGCTTAAAGAGATGGCAACCCGCGAGTACTTAGAATGGGAGCCAGATGCGTTTATTGTGGAGAAGAAGAGTAGCGGTACGCCGTTGTATCAGGAAATGCGTAGGTCAGGACTAATAGTGCAGGAGTACACCCCGCATAGAGGCACAGGCGATAAAACTGCTAGACTTAACTCTGTTTCTGATATAGTACGTTCAGGACTTGTGTGGGTTCCACAAACACGTTGGGCAGAGGAAGTGGTCGAGGAAGTTGCAGGCTTTCCGTTCATGTCTAATGATGACTTGGTGGATACTACTATAATGGCGTTAATGCGGTTTAGGCAAGGCGGGTTTATATCCCTACCAACTGACGAAGCCGAGGGCGAGCCTATGTACAGGCATCGCGGTGGATACTACTAAAGGATAAGACGATGGCTATTGAGAAAGGTTTGTACGGGATGCCCGAAGGCATAGATGAAGAGTTAATGGGCGAGATGGGTGAACCCGACGCCATGATCGAGATGGCTATTGCTACTGACGAGGATATGCCCGTCATGGTAGAGCTTGAAGATGGTAGCGTTGAGATTAGCTTCGGAGAAGAAAACGAAGATGTAGATATGGCCCCGTTTGATGCAAACCTTGCTGAGTACTTAGATGACGGGCAGCTAACCGAGATAGCTGGGGACTTAGAAGAAGCCATCGACGGGGATACTTCAGCTCGACGTGACTGGGCAGACAGCTACGTTGCCGGTCTTGATGTTTTGGGTATGAAGTACGAGGCGCGCACTGAGCCTTGGGAAAATGCCTGTGGTGTATACAGTAACATTTTGGCGGAAGCGGCTATTCGATTCCAAGCCGAAGCCATGAGCGAGACGTTCCCTGCTGCCGGTCCTGTTAAGACAAAGATTCTTGGTGAACCCACCCAAGACAAAGAAGACGCTGCCTTACGTGTTAAGACAGATATGAACTATGAATTAACTGAGGTTATGGTAGAATACCGCCCCGAACATGAGAGGCTGTTGTATAGCCTTGGTTTGGCTGGTTCCGCCTTTAAGAAGGTGTACTATGATCCCAACATGGGACGCCAAACTGCCCTGTATATCCCTGCCGAAGATGTAATCGTACCCTACGGTGCCTCTAATATTGAGTCAGCGGAGCGTGTTACGCACGTCATGCGCAAGACAAAGAACGAAGTTGTGAAACTTCAGGCTGCTGGGTTCTATCGAGAAGTAGAATTAGGTGATCCAGTATCTTTCTTTACGGATATAGAAGAGGCGAAAGCAGAGCAATCTGGCGTATCGTTAACTTCAGATGATCGTTACACCATACTTGAGGTCCATGCTGACCTGATTATTGACGGTGTAGACGCTGAGGGTGAAGACGACGACCTACAGATCGCAAAGCCTTATGTGGTAACGCTTGAGAAGGGTACAGGCAAGATTCTAGCTATACGACGTAACTGGAATATTGACGATCCTTTGATGCTAAAACGTCAACATTTCGTACACTATGCTTACGTACCCGGATTTGGATTTTATGGACTCGGCCTCATACATATTATTGGTGGTTATGCTAAAGCTGGCACTAGTATTATCCGTCAACTCGTGGACGCTGGAACCCTATCCAATCTCCCCGGTGGTCTCAAGTCTCGCGGACTACGAGTTAAGGGCGACGACACACCGATTGGTCCGGGCGAGTTCCGTGATGTAGATGTACCCTCTGGCAGCATCCGCGACAACATTATGCCGCTGCCTTATAAAGAACCAAGCCAAACTCTTCTTGCATTATTGCAGCAGATCACAGAAGAAGGGCGACGTTTGGGGGCGATCTCTGACATGAATATATCCGACATGAGTGCTAATGCTCCTGTTGGAACCACCCTCGCTCTACTAGAGCGTACTCTTAAACCAATGGCTGCGGTGCAATCCCGTGTCCATTTCTCGATGAAGCAGGAATTTAAACTCCTGAGAAAGATCATCGCTGAGTATGCCCCAGAAGAGTATATGTATGTGCCTGACCGTGGCGAGCCTCGTGCTAGACAAGCCGACTACGCTATGGTGGAAGTCATCCCCGTCAGTGATCCTAATAGCAGCACGATGGCACAAAGAGTTGTGCAGTATCAGACTGTTATGCAGATGGCGCAGGCCGCCCCACAAATCTATGACCTACCGCAGCTTCATCGCCAGATGATCGAGGTCTTGGGTATTAAGAACGCGGACAAGCTCGTACCTACTGAAGATGATATGAAGCCTACCGATCCGGTAAGTGAGAATATGAATGCGTTGGTGGGAGACCCCGTCAAAGCGTTTATGTACCAAGACCACCAAGCTCATATCGCTACCCACCAAGCGTTTATGCAAGACCCCATGATTATGCAAACTATCGGGCAAAACCCAATGGCGAACCAGATCATGGCGTCTTTACAGGCGCACATCGCAGAGCATACAGCGTTCTCGTACCGCCAGCAGATGGAAGAAAGGATCGGCGCTCCATTACCCGCACCAAACGAAGAGATGGGCAGAGAGACAGAAGTACAGCTTGCCCAGTTACAGTCAAAGGCAGCTATACAGCTTACTCAGGCACACCAGCAGCAGGCGGCACAAGCGCAAGCCCAACAACAAGCCCAAGACCCAATTATTCAGATGCAGCAGCAAGAGCTACAGTTGAAGCAAGCCGAGCTACAGCGTAAAGCCCAGAAAGATCAAGCAGATGCAGCTATTGACGCAGCAAGACTACAGTTGGATACGCAGAAAGCCCAAACTACCGCTGCCATTGAGTCTAGCCGTATAGCCGCACAAAATGAACAGGCCCAAGCCAAGAACGATCTGGACGAAGCGAAGGCGATAATGGACTTAGCTAAAGCTCAACAACCAAGAGGACCGCAAGGTGGCTAAAAAGTCAGGCATTACTTCAGGAGAAGCCCTACAGCTAAACAAAGGTGTTAAAGGCACCAGCATTGGCAACGGGGCTTTGAAGGTAGGCTCAATGAACAAACACAAACGTCGCAGTTTCAAAGAATATAGAGGGCAGGGAAGATAATGGCTAAAACCGTCTTTGACGTGCTAAATGAAAAATTAACGGAGCTTAAAGCCTCCAGCGAAGATTTCCTGAAAAGCGGCGGAGCTAAAGACTTTGCTGAATATCGGGAGGTATGTGGTGTGATTCGGGGTCTAAACGCCGCATTAAGAGAAGTAAGTGACCTTTCGCGTAACTATATGGACGACAACGATGACTGATAAGGCGATTACAGAGCAGCTACCACTGTTTGTAGACGAGAACGAAACCGCGTTAGAAAGAAAACGTAGAGCGAAAATAGAAGAGGAAGCTATAGAAGAGGCAGAGTTAGAAGCCTCTATCCCTAAACCCGTTGGCTACAGGGTGCTTATCGCCCTCCCTAACGTAGAGGAGACCTTTGGAGACAGCGGTCTTATTAAGGCAGACCAGACCAGACGGGAGGAGTATATCCTTTCTACTGTTGGGTGTGTACTTGATATGGGTGCAGAAGCCTATAGCGACAAAGAACGGTTCCCTACTGGGCCTTGGTGCGAAGTAGGTGATTACGTGATGTTCCGTGCCAATACTGGTACGCGCTTTAAAGTTGGAAAGCAGGAATATCGTTTAATGAATGACGACTCTATTGAGGCCGTCGTCGATGATCCGCGAGCAGTCTCGCGCGCATAAGGAATAGACCATGCCTAGACAACAAGTAGAATTTGAATTTCCCGATCCGGATAAGGAAGCTAATACCCAAGAAGTTGAAGTGGATATTGCTGAAGAAGACGCGCCCCTTGAAGTAGAAGGTGCTGTGGGTCGAGAAGACATGAAGTCCGCCAAAGATACTATTAAGGCGGGCGAAGTAGAAATTGAGGTAGAAGACGACACCCCAGAAGCTGATCGTGGGCGAACGGCGTCTCCACCACCAGAAGAGGTTACTAACGAGGAGCTAGAAAACTACTCCGAGAAAGTTAAGAACCGTATTAAGCACTTTAGTAAGGGCTACCACGACGAGCGTAGGGCTAAAGAAGAGGCCCAACGTGAGCGAGAAGCTTTAGAGGCGTACGCCAAAAACCTTATAGCTGAGAACGAAAAGCTAAAAAGTTCGGTAGACCGGGGCCACAACTCACTTATCGAATCTGCCAAAAAGCAAGTGCAGAATGAGATAACTATGGCGCAGCGTCAGTATAGAGAGGCGTACGAGTCAGGTGAGCCTGATGCTATATTAGAAGCTCAAACTGCACTGAATTCTGCCCAAATACGTTTAGATAAAGTTAACGGGTTGAAACCTAAGCAAATTCAGGCTTTACAACCTCAAGAAACTCCTGTACAAACGCAGGTAGATGTACCCCAACCTCAAGTGCAGCGAGACGAAAAAGCAGATTCATGGCGCGATGATAACCCATGGTTCGGCTCAGACGACGAGATGACTGCCTTTGCATTAGGGTTGCATAACAAGTTAACGAAAGACGGGGTAGACCCCCAATCAGATACTTACTACGAGAAAATTAACTCTCGTATGCGACAAGTATTTCCCGATCAGTTTGATGATGGGATTGAAGATGAACCAGAAGTACCCAAGCAAAAATCTAGTAACGTGGTTGCCCCCGCCTCGCGGAGCACAGGACCTAAGAAAATTAGGTTAACGCAGTCACAAATAGCTATTGCGAAAAAACTTGGAGTACCACTGGAAACTTACGCCAAACAGGCTGCTGAACTAATGAGGAAAGGATAATGGCTCAAAATAGACTAGATAGAGACCTTGAAGCCCGTACAAAGACAGTCCGTAAAACGGCGTGGACGCGACCTACTGTGTTGCCTGACCCCACTCCAGAAGACGGATACACTTACCACTGGGTTCGTATTGCGACTAACGGTCAATCTGATGCCACTAATATTTCCTCAAAAATACGTGAAGGCTGGGAACCTGTACGTGCAGAAGATCATCCCGAGATATTTACTGATGCTGTCGCTGACGCGCGGTTTAAGGATAATGTCATCGTTGGCGGTTTGATGCTATGTAAGGCCCCAGTAGAGCTTGTCCAAGAGCGAAACGATTACTACCAGCACCAAGCTGAATCGCAAATTCACTCTGTGGACAAT